GACTCTTGCAGCGCCGGCGGTAGATTGCATGCTGTGCTACAAGCGCAGCCCGGACAAGCTCACGCTCGAAATCCCGCAACCGTTCGAGCAGCTACCGGTCGAGGTTCGCGGGCTTGAGTATCTGACTCTTTGCCATGAACGTTGTGGTGGGGTAATCGTTTATTACCCGCTGTCCGTGACCATTGTCGACGGGATCTAATCCAGGGTGATCAGTGGGGCCGGCGCAATCCCGCCCCACGCACCATTATCCACAACGGAGGTATTAATGCTGACAATCGAGCACAAAAGGCCATTTGTAACCAAGCTCGGACGAATCCGGATAATACCCGGAACCAATGTGATAAGCGCCGAAGATGAGGCAATTGTCCGTTCGCGTCCGAATCTTATGGCCCAAATCCGCGATAACATCGCATGCGGATTATGGGCCGATGTTACGCCAAAGGAAGAACCGAAAGCTATTCCAGTGGTAGGACCTGATCCGATAGTGGCGGATGCACTTGCGAATGACCACGCGAAACATTCTCACGGATCACATAAAAAAGGCCGACAATAACCATGTCAGTTACCGCTCTGCAGACCATTACCCTGCGCACTCCGCAGTTCGCCGCCGATGCAAGGCTTAATGATATGATCATTATGGCTACGCAGCTTACATCCGCCACGGCGTTCGGGGCCAATACTCAATACGCCATCGCGCTCAGGGTGATGCATTGGCTAACCATGGAGGCCGTCAATGGTGGCATAGTCGGCAATAGCGGCATAGGTCGCGTCGGGTACATATCGTCCGAATCAGAAGGCCAGCTAAGCAGGTCGTTCGGGGTCTCCGGTGGATTCGCGGAGCGGTATCCGGATTTATCCGGGACCATCTACGGCGCTGAGCTTGTGGCGCTCATGCGGGGGACGATCTTTGGCCCCAGAAACCGCACCATTGAGGTGGGGCAATAATGTCTGTAGAAATCATAGACCATGGCTGGGACAAACTTAAACTTACGTGGGAGGAGTTGTCGCATGCTTATACCAAGGTCGGATTACCGGAAGAGGGAGAGCCTGCGGAAGTCGCTGAGGCGCATGTTGGGAATATGGCCGATTTGGTACAGATAGCGGCTATTCATGAATTCGGTGCTCCGAAAAGAAATATTCCTGAACGGTCGTTTATCCGATCAACGTATGACGAGCAAAAAGAGAAATTAAGGGAAATAATTACCAAAGAATACAACGGAGTAATTTTTGAAAAGACATCTCCGAGGAAAGCCCTGTCCAGGATCGGCGAGTGGTTGACGGCGAAGACAAAACTTAAAATCAAAAAACGCATACCGCCAGCGCTGAAACCCGCAACCATTATATCGAAAACCGTGGGCGGGAAAAAGGGAGATGTTCCGTTGATCGATACCGGACAATTGATCCAGTCGATCCAGCACGTTGAGGTGATGGGATGAGCAATCAATTTCGCAAGCCGTTGGTCGTAACCAGGTATGCCGCCGGATCATTTACAAAAGGTAAATATACCGCCGGAACCACATCGACTATTAATATCCTGGCAAGCGTGCAGCCGGCGTCGCCGAATGATGTTAAAGCGCTTCCGGAGTTAAGGCGTAACGATAAGGCCTTTACTTTATTTACCGATTCTGATTTGCGCATGACCGGCGAAGCTTGGGAGTCATTGGTAGGGAACAAGGACTTTGCATCAATATCCACGTTAGTTTTGAGAGGAACGGGGATTGCTAGCGCACCAAACGGAGACGTTTATGCCACGAACTATAGCGGGGACATATATAAGCAGGCGTTAGGGATCGGGGACTTCGTTGCGTTGGGGCAAACTTATCGCAACTGGAATGGAATTGCTGCGGCTTTAAATGGCGACATCTACGCCATTGTTTACGGCGGGGGAATTTACAAGCGGCCTTCCGGAATCGGCGTTTTCGAGTCTTTGGGTCAAGCAAGCAGAAATTGGGACGAAATTAATACTGCACCGAACGGTGACGTATATGCATCTGTTTATGGAGGTGATATATATAAGCAGGCGTTAGGGGTCGGGGACTTTATCCCGATGTCGCAGCAAAGCCTGGCTTGGCGTGGGTTGGCAGCATCTCCTATCGGGGATGTTTACGCAGCTGTTTACGGAGGTGATATTTACAAACAGCCAGTTGGAACAACCAATTTCGTTTCGACGGGACAAACTGCTAGAAGTTGGATTGGAATTGCCGCCGCCCAAAACGGAGATATTTATGCTATCGTTTACGGCGGCGATTTGTATAGAAGTGTTGGCGGTGGAGATTTTGTTGCGTTAGGAAAAACCGCAAGGAATTGGTACGGCCTTTGTATTGCGTTAGACAATGATATCTACGCTGTTAATGATCTTGGTATTTACAAGATAGGCGTAGACCAAGGGCTATCGCAACCTGATAGAGTTACAATCGATGGAGAGGTTTACGAAGTGTCTGTAAAGGAACCGTGGCAAAACAACGTTATTAATCATCACAAATATATAGTGACAAGGGTGCATCCATGAGCTGGACGACGATAAAAGACGGTATCTACGATTGGCTTAAAACCATATTGGCATCCGAAACCGTCGTATGGGAAAAGCAGAATGTAGGCCAACCGCCCAAGCCTTACGTTGTTCTTGGCGTCGATAGCTTTTTGCAAATTGGTGATGACTACGTGTCAAGATCGCACATTTTCGGCAACCGCGATTTCACTTTGAAGATTCAGTATTTTGGCTCTGGTGCAATTGACAGATTAGAGGCAATCCGGATTGCAACACAAAATCCGCTATCGCTTGAAACGCTTCGCGCGGCCGGGTTTATTTTTGTTGACAGCGAGGCGATTATGGAATTGACAGAATTGGATCAAAACAATTACGAGGAGCGTGCCGCGATGGATTTGCATTTAAGGGCCGCTTCTGATTTGTCAATATCGGTTGGATCGGTTACGGCAATCGGGATGCATAAGAGATTTACGTTGACCGGCGCTGACTACCAATCCGGAACCGCAATTATGATCGAAAACATTACAATACCATAAACAAAGGAGAGCAGGTATGCCTTTATCGGACATCGTAAACATTAGCATAACCAGGGAGACGTCGAGCGTTTCCCAAGCTGGATTCGACACGCTATTGATCCTTGGCCCGAACGCAAATTTTGCAACTAGGATGCAACTATTTTCCGATCTTACGTCAATTGCTGCGGCGGTAATCGGCGGCACCAACTCCCCTGAATACAAAGCTGCTCAGGCAGCATTCGGTCAGAGTCCGCGGGTGTCGCAAGTGGCTATTGGGAACCTGAAATCAAACAAGGTCATTACGGATAACGCGGGCACGTATACCGCCGGATCGATACTCGTAACCGTGAATGGTCATGTGATTACGCAGACCTATAGCACGGACAAGGACGGGACGCTAACAGCCCTCGCGGCGCAAATAGCGGCGCTTGCCGAGATCGATACATGCGCGTATTCGTCAGGCTCGCATACCATAACCATCGCTCCCAATGCCGGATACCTGGTTACGGTGAGCGCCATCACGTTGACCGTGATAACCGGAACCATGACCATGGCGACAACCAGCACCGAGGCAGAGGATTGGGACGATGCTTTGACGGCTATTAAAATCTACAATTCTACGTCGTGGTATGGCATCGTGGCCGTCACTCGCGATGAAGGCGACGTGGCCGACATCGCAGCATGGGCGGAGGCGAATGAAAAATTGTACATCACCGCTAGCGCCGATACCGAAGTGGTAAGCACGACGCTCTCGGGGGATACCGGATCGATTGCAAAGGTTCTGAACGCTCTCGGATATGCCAGAACGTCACTGATTTATCATCCCGACGCCGCCACCACCTATCCCGACGCGGGTTTCATGGGCCGGATCCTTCCGCTCGAACCTGGCAGTTATACCGCCATGTTCAAAAACCTTGCTGGAATATCAGTTGTGTCGATGACCACGGATCAGGAAAACAATGCAAGGGAAAAGTTTGTGAACATCTATGAGGAGATCGGCGGGAAATCAATTACCCGCGATGGCGTGGTAGTCGGCGAGGAATTCATCGATGTGATCATAAGCATCGATTGGCTGGACGCCCGCATGACCGAGGACGTGTACCAATTGCTGACATCACAACTCAAAGTCCCGTTCACAGATGCCGGGATCTCCGCAGTCGAATCCGTGGTAAAAAAGCGGCTTCAGATTGCTCAAAACCGTGGCATGATATCGCCGACAGCGTACGACGAGAACAATGTACAAATAGGCGGATTTGTGACATCGGTTCCGAAGCTCGCGGACATCTCCTCGGTTGACCGGGCCGCGCGTCACCTGAACGGAGTTACCTTCACGGCCTGGCTTGCCGGCGCAATACATGCGGTCGTGATCAATGGCGTAGTGACAATCTGATGATAGCAATAAAATTTAATAACAAAAAAAGGAGGAAATAATGTCAATCAGGACGTACGATCCGAAGTTGGTAATAATCACCATTGGAGGCGTTCCGATGTCGGGTTTCGCCGACGGAACATTCGTCACGGTTGAGCGCACGACGGATACTTTTTCAAAGACGACCGGCACCGATGGGTTCACGAGTCGCGCCAAGAGCAACGATAAGAGCGGATCGATAAAATTGACATTTGCTCAGACCTCGCCGAGCAATGATATTCTACAGGGGTTCGCCCTTGCCGATGAGATTTCCAATGCCGGCGTTGTCCCGGTGCTCGTCAAGGATATCGGTGGCCGAACGGTGTTCGTGTCGGCATTCGGATGGATCAAAAAACCGCCATCGGTTGAGTTTGGGAAAGAAATTTCTAACCGTGAATGGGATCTGGACTTGGCCGATTTGCAGGTTTTCGTCGGAGGAAACGCAGACATAGAATAATTCACGAATCAGAAAAAACGCGATTGGAGGCGCGTAAAAAATGATCGAAACAAAAGAAAAAACAATCGACGGGAGACGGGTAACCGTCTCTCAGTTCCCCGCTAGAAAAGCTTTAACGCTTAAAGTAAAGTTAATAAAACTTTTCGGCCCATCCCTGGCACAGTTATTTGGCGGGCCGAAAAAGATGTCTCTTAATTCCTCAATCGAAGAGATGGCTCCGGCAATAGAAAAGTTATCAGCGACTTTAGAGCCGGAGCAATTCCTTGATCTCGTTTTGGAAATGCTCACCATGACGCGCGTGGACGGACGCGAGGTCGTGCCTAATTTCGACATGGAATTTACCGGAAATCTATTATTCGTTTACAAAATAGCATGGTATGTCATAGAGGTAAACTATGGAAATTTTTTCGGGCCAAACGGTATTGGAAGGATGGGCCAGGGCAATACCGTTCCGGAAGTTCTCCTTCATCAAAAATCCTGACCATACTTAAATCAGTGGATGAAGAGCTTCTGGAGGAATGGCCGATATGGAGGTTGGTAGAATCGAGGATAGTCTCTCTCACTGAGATTGAAAGCACATGGAGTTTAGACGATGTATTAAGGGCAAACACTGTACTTGATATCAAGGCAAAAATAGAGGAGGCTACGATAGCGAAATGATTCCACAAGAAGTATTAACGTCGGCGGTTATAACGGTTGTCACCATCGTTATCACATATCTGGCGACATCCATTATACAGCGCAGTGAAGCAAGGGGCGCGATGAAAGAACAAATGGAGAAGCATTTAGAGATTTATCACAAGGACGATATCGAGGAAATAATCAAAAAGCATCTTGATAGTTGTGGAGCGGTAAAACACATGGAAGCTTTACAAGATGAAATAGTAACCATTAAAATGGCTTTAACATTCCTTGTTGTAAAGCAAAATGGTAACCCCAAAGAGATCGGACTCGTAAGATGATCGTCCGTGAGTTAATAAATAAGATTGGGTTCAGCCTTGACGTTTCCCAGCTACATGCTGTTGAGACGAGGATTAATAAACTGTCTCACGATTTTAATGCGGTTGGCAAAAGATTGAGTATTGCTATAACCGCTCCTTTGACCGGTATTGCCGTTATGGCATTAAAGACGGCCGAAGATATCGACAAAATGCGGCTTTCTTTTGAAACATGGACGCGATCTGCTGATACTGCAAGCCAATTAGTGCGGGATCTGATAAAGTTTACATCCGAAACACCATTCGGCCTAAATGATGTTGAGGAGAACGCACGGAAATTGCTCGCCTACGGGATATCGTCAAAAGACCTTATTCCTACCTTGCGGATGCTTGGCAATGTGGCGACCGGAGTTGGCATGCCTTTGAACGAGATCGTCAGCGCTTACGGGAGAATACAGGCGCGAGGGAATGTGATCGCAAGGGACATGATGCGACTGCGGCAGGCTGGTAAATCGTTGACTGATGCATTAATCCAAGTGACTGGATTGTCAAGGGATGCCATCGGAGATATGCTCAAAAAAAACAAAATCTCCGCCGAGACGATAACCAAAGCATTCGAAGCCATGACCTCCTCCGGGGGAAGATTTTATGGGGAGATGGACAAAAGGAGCAAGACCCTTGGAGTCGCTCTTAAAAACCTTAAAAATAGCACCGTACTATTGCTCGCGGACTTGGGAATAACGATAGAAAAAACATTGCACCTCGGAGAGAATATTGGCAAGCTTACTGATGCAATTTTCCGCCTATCCGATTGGTTCTCACGGTTGTCTCCGCAGACGAAATCTTTTTTGGTCATAGTGTCG